TAGATGATTATTATGAGTGTCCTCACCAGAGAGAGGCAAGAATAGATCGGCAGGAAAGAGTAGATAAGCATTTTGCTGAAATATCAGAACTTAAGAAGAAATTGAAGTATGAAATAACTTTCCTTGATTTTCCGGATGAGGAGACGAGGCATGTAATTATAGATGACCAACAATTGCACGGTCGATTAAAATCAATGATAGAAAGAAAATTTGAAATATTAAGAATAATTCACGTTTGTGATAAAAAAAATTTAGAGAAACTGGAAAAGTTAGAATCTATAAAATACTGTGATTTATTATACTAAAGGATACTTTTGATGAGAATAGGTGAAGATCCAAACAAGTTAAAAGTCGATGATATTGTCGTATTAAGAATGGAGCCTCAGGCCGGAGTAGGCAAGATTACTCGTGCTGAGTATTTCGAAAGTCAAGGCCAAGAAATATACTGGTGTGAGTTTCCAAAGCGATCTGATGGATTTTTCGGCAGAGATGATTTGATGTGCGATAGATTGGATAGGAAGGAATGAATAAGGCTGCTATCAAATTTAATGGTATAGACCCGTCTGAAGGAAGAATGTTTAATGTTACTTGTCCTTTTTGCAAAGAAGAAAACGCTACTATAAGCTGGGATACCAATTTATTGGAGTGTGAAGATTGCGGGAAACAGGCGAATATTTATGTATACTACGCTGAATTAGGGGAAGTCGGAGGCCCGCAACAAGAAGATGAAAATATAGTGATATCAGATATACATGCAAGAATAAATGCATTAGAAAATAAGATTGAACGGTTAGGCGTTCACATAGACGAATTTAATGACTCTCTTAGAATATTGAATGAGCGCTGGACAAAATTAGAAAATGATTACGAAAAACGTTTATTTGATTTTCAGGGACGCTTAACTTATCTAGAGAATTTTCTAGAAATGTATACCAAAAAATAAGCAATGCAATGCTAGGCTCATACTACAAAGACATTAAACAAATCAACGAACAGCTCAATTATACTTCTCAAAACCACATCACGGTCGATGGTTATAATCTGACATATCATACTGACGATGGCGACTTAATCTACAAACCGACTAAAACAGGAGAACTATTCCATGTTTCTAATGCAGATGTTCGACTCATTCTTGGGCCGTTTGGGTCAGGAAAAACTACAGCCTGTCTTAACGAAGTCGTTATCCGCGCAGTATCAATGCCACATTCGCCGGATGGCATCCGAAGATCTAAATTTGCAGTCATACGGAATACGACCGGTGAACTTATGTCAACTACGCTTGAGTCGTGGTTTAAATGGTCTACAGGACTCGGAATCATTAACCACCATCAAAAACCCAACTTAGAATATACTCATACCTTCAACGATGGGCATGGTGTCGTTGAATTGCGCCTTATCTTTCTTCCGCTCGACTTAGAGAATGCTAGACGTAAGCTTTTGTCCTTAGAGTTAACAGGCGCATATCTCAATGAGTTATCAGAACTTCGCTCATACATTCTCAGTGACTTAAAAGGTCGTATTGGTCGCTATCCGTGGCCAGAAGGAGAAGGCGAACCGTATTGGACAGGAATTATTGCTGATACTAATCCACCTCCGGAGGAGTCATGGATCTATGATATGTTTGAAAAGCAGAAAATAGAACAGCACAACTTATTCAAACAGCCGGCAGGATTAATTGAGCATGAAGATGGAACGTATGAGCCTAATATCTTTGCAGACAACTATGAGCGTCTTGGAAATAAATATTATATGCGGATGACGCATGGCACATCGAAAGAATGGATTAAAGTATACTGCATGGGCCAATGGGGAATTGTATCTCACGACAAGCCAGTCTATAAAACATACAATGACGATATTCATTCATCGCATGAGATAAAACCTGTTGAAGAAGTACCGCTGGTTCTCGGTTTCGATTTCGGACGTACCCCTGCTTGCGTTGTTGAGCAAATGTTGCCCAGTGGTCAATTGATTATGTTAAATGAGTTTACGAGTGATAATACAGGATTAGAGGACTTCTTAGATAATATTGTGATGCCGTATCTCAATAAGCACTTTAATGGATATGAAATTGAGATGGTGACTTGCGATCCATCGGGTAGCAAAAAGAACGATACTGATGAGAAAAGTTGCATTGAGGTGCTCGATAAATATTTTACTCAAGAGATTGTTAAGCCAGCATGGTCTAATTCGATAGCACGACGTTTAGCATCGGTTGAATATACTTTAAACAGATTGGTTGACGGCAACCCGGCTTTTGTGTTAAATAGACGTAATTGTAATGTTATTCGTAAAGGATTTATCGGAAAGTATTGTTATAAGAAGGTTCTTAGGCGTGACGGTGATGCCTACACCGAAGTGCCAGATAAAAATGAATTTTCACATCCTCATGACGCACATCAATATGTGTGCATGATGTTATTTGAGTCTTATGTAAAGAGTCAGGGACAAGCGAGCACTTCTTATGAAGAAGTGAAAGGGTTTCGTTTAGTCAATGACGGTTACTATAGACGAAAGTAAAGAACGCGAGATACTCGAAGAAGCTCACCAGAATATTGGTGACTGGTTTGACGTATTTGGCGGAAATATCAAAGTTGGTCAAGATGACAAAGAGTTCGTCTATGAATCGCAGTGGACGGAAGCCGAGTCAACTCAGTTCGCCACTCTTAATAAACCTGAAATTCAAATCAACAAGATTCACGGTGCTATCAGAAAGATAACTGGGCAGCAGCGCAGCATCGATCCACAAATCAAAGTCATGGCAAAAGATTTCGTCAGCTCTGATGACGAACAAGCATTGATTGCCAACCAAAAGAAAATCAATTTACTTCAAAATCTCATTAGAACCATCTCTTATGATTCACAAGCAAAGTTAGCCTACGCAAGAGCCTTTGAAAATGCCTTAACGTCTGGTTTCGGTGCCTTAATGATTAAAACTGATTATGTCGATGAACGTAGTTTTGACCAGCGGCCTTTCATCGATTCAGTTCCTTTTGAGATGGCATTCTTTGACGTTAAAGCAGAAAAACCGACAAAATCAGATAGTAAATATTGTGGTTACTATAAGAGCATTAACAAGACAGATTTTGAACGTGAATATCCTGACGTTCCACCCACGGCACCCTCTTATCCTAGTTTTGAGAATCAAGGCGATTTTTTATGGTATGACAAAGATCAAATAACACTCGTTTATTATTACAAGCGTGAGTACAAAAAGAGAACACTGTACAAACTTACAGATAATACAACGATGTTCAAAGATGAGTATGAACAGCGGCAAAAAGAGATCGCTCAAGCGCATGTCGATCTCAATACTCAACTGGGCGTCAATGATATCAATGAGAAAATATTAGCTGATATTGCTGATAAACGAGAAGTCGATGATTACAAAGTTTATTGTTATAAGCTAATTGGTCATAAAGTATTAGAGCGATGGGAGTGGCCGTCAAAAAAGATGCCAATGGTCTTTGTGGATGGAGATAGCTATTACAGTAAAGGACGTCAACATACACAATCATTCGTTTATCATGCTAGAGACATTCAACGATTCTTAAATTATTGTGCCGTTGAAATAGCTGATGCGCTTCAAAAGGGACGACGTGAAACGTGGACCGGCACGCCTGAGATGATAAAGGGATTTACTCAACAGTGGAAAATGCCGTCTAACGTACAAGGAATACTACAATATAACACCCAGCGCGATGGATCGCGCCCACAATCCATTCCTCCGTCCGAAGTTCCACAGTCATTATCAAATACTTATCAACAGTTGATAGTTGATTTACAACAATCGATGGGAACCGATCCAAACCTTAATCGTAATAATGCAACGAGTTTTAATGGCGCAGAAAGCGGAATAGCAATTGCAAATCGAATTAGAGAAGGTTCAGTCGCTTCTTATATTTTCCAAGATAATTTGGTTCGTGCAATGGAAGAAATCGGCCAAATCATCTTAAGTCTTATTCCAAAGCTATACGACACGACTAGAAATGTGATGTTGACGAAGCAAGATGGTGAACAAACACAAGAAGGGATTAATGTTCCACAAGAAGATAATACAGTTCAAAATGATATGACCAAAGGGGAATACCACGTCATCATTGAGGTGGGACCAAGTTATGAGTTACAGAAACAAGAATACTTGAAGATATTAATAGGATTGGTAGGAACTAATCCTCAAATATTCCCGTTGGTCGCTGATTTAGTTGCTGACAACATCGATATAGGCAATCGACAGCAACTGGTGGAAAGGTTGAAGTCACTTGTACCTCAACCCATACAAGATAAGGAGGCCGGTCGTGTCCCTGCACCGCCTCCCCCTCCACCTCCCGATCCACAATTATTAATTGAGCAACAAAAGACTCAAGAAGCCGACAAAGAGAGAGCTTTTAAAGAAAGAGCATTACAAATCGAAGATGCTGCAAAAAACAGACAATTGCATTTTGACGCTATTAAGTTAGCGGCAGATATGGAGGCGCAACAAGGAAAGAGTGCTATTGATGCAGGCAAAATTCACGCAGAGATTCATAAATCAAATATGAATTATCAAGCGGATCTAAACAAGCTTATTGCTAGTACAGAAAAAGCTTTATAGATAGCGAACATCAAGCTGATTTGATGGGGGCAAACAGACGGCCTTTTATAGTCTGGTGTAAAGGTAAAGTTATGAATAAAGACAATCAAAGTGTTTCTGATGAAACTATTGAAGAAAATACAGAAGTATCTCAAGAAGATATGGATGGCGATACAGAAGTTGTCAACGAAGAAATGGGTGAAGAGACTCAAGATGATGCTGAGGAAGATGTAACCCACGAATCTGACGAGTCTGGTCAAGATGATACAGAAGAAACCGATCCGGAATGGATGAAGAAGAGGCTAAAGCGACAGCAGAAGAAAATGAACGAAAGGCATCAACGTGAAACTCAAGCGTTAAATAATGAGTTAACACAGATGCGCTCGCTTATGAGTAATCAAACGGTGTCGAATCAACCTCAACAGCAAGTACAGGAACCAGCGAAAGTTGATCCAGACGATCCAGTTGCCATTATTAATGCAATTATGGATCAACGGGAACAACAAAAAGAACAAGCGAAATTGCAAAAAGCTCAAAACGCACAACTTTCTGAGCTACAAACAAATCGACTTGAATTAGCCTCAGAATTACAGGCATTACAAGACGCAAGTAATAACGATGTTGATCCATGTGTTGGTCAAGTTAACGGGATATTTAAAGTTAACGAAAGCATGTTTGATAATGCAATGATGCTTGATAATGGCGCGAGTGTACTTCGTACTATTTGTTCGGGAAGTGATTGGAAACGCATACAGTCTTTACCAAAAATACAACAGGCGAGAGAGATGGGTAAATACTCACGTCAACTAGCCGCTAAAATGGGCAAGAGGACAAAGAGTGGCGCACCTAATCCTATCAGTCATTCACGTGGCAATGGTGGGACATCTTTCTCAAAATCTCCCAATGAAATGTCGGCTCAAGATTACAAAGCGGCATTAAGAGAAGGTACACTATAATGGTAGCTAATACTATTTTAACCACTAAAGCAGTTACTGAATTAGCTCTAGCAGTATTTCAGGACGAACTCCCATTTTTGATGAGCGGCAATCGTCAATTCGAAGGAGAATTTGGACGCGATACATACAAGCGAGGGCAATCGGTCGATATTCGCAAACAAAATCACTACCGAGCTGATGACGGTCGTGTTGCTTCTATACAAGCAACTGATGAGCAATTTGAAACGCTTACGATTGCACATCAATATAATGTAGCTATTGAGTTCAATACCAAAGATTTAACTTTGTCTATTGGACAATTCAAAGAACGTTATATTGATGACATGATTCAGGAACTTAAATTTAAAGCTGAAACTGATATTGCTGAACAAGCAAGAACTCAACTTTATTTTACTTCTGGTACTGCCGGTGCTCCTATCAATACTTATCAAGCTATAGCTAATGTTAATGCAAAGATGACGTATCTAATGATGCCCACCCAAATGTCATACATGGCGCTTAATCCTTTTGATACCTCTACTTTAAAAGGCTCTTTGCAAAATAGCTTCAATGACATGTTGAATAAAGATATCTCAGAGCGCGGCGCTTTAGGCCATCTGGATATATTTGATATGTATCAAGCGCAAGCATTGGCTAGACAAGTAGCGGGTGCTCCTGGCGGTTCCGTTCTAATTGATGGAACGGTCAGCAGCGGTGCCGTTATTAATATGAAGGGTTTCCCATTCACAACTCTAGTTGCGACTGAAGGTGATATTTTCAGAGTAGCTACGGTTAATTCTGTAACACCTATCGGCAGACGAGATACGAGTCAAGTAATGGACTTCATCGTTACCGCTAACGTAACGTCTGATGGTGCTGGTGATGCGCCTGTGCCTATTGCTCCGACTATTATCTCCGATCCAACTAACCCAAGACAAAATGTAAGCATTCCGTTGGCTGATGGTTTAGCCGTTACATTCTTGGCTTCTCACAATGTGAGTGTGGGTTATACGCGCAAATCGCTTGATATCGTTTCGCCGCCTCTTGAGAAAATCTATGGCAGTGATTCTCATGTGGCTATCGATAAAAAAGCGCTGTGTTCTATGCGGATTGCACGACAAGGTGATATCAAGAATGACATCAACATTTTCCGTGTTGATATCTTGATGGGCTTTAAGTGGCATCCTCAGTATGCAGTACGTTTTATCTCGTAAGAGATTAAGGTTTGGGGGTGAGACATATTACCCCCAGAAGCGGGTAGGAAACATCTTACCTGTTGCTGGGGGTAGGAGATATCTTGCCCCCATTCTACCACTGGGAATAAATAGATGACGCAAACTAATCAAACGGTTAATGAATTAGTTGAAGAAGCTCACGATATGATTGGTGAGTTTGATGATAATGAAGTTATTCCTGGTCGTTATATTACAAAGGGAATAAGACGTCTTAACGATTTAATTAATAGTTATTCACAGAATGCTTATCTCATCCCGTTTGTAAAAAAAATAGAATTTCAGACTGTTCCAGGACAGGCTGAATATACTTTCTCGAATGAGCCATCGATTACACCGGATGTAGTTTCTAACCGATTAGTTTCGATTGAATATTTGCAATTAAAATTTGATCCAAATCAAACGGTGGTTTGGCCATTACAAGAAATAACAAGGACGAATCTTTTTGACCATACCATTTTAGAAAAAGAAGGAACAATACCAGGAGCTTATCTTTTAGAAAAGAGCGAACTGTTTTCGACAGTAAGACTCTATCCCGACCCAGCATCCGTTTATTTTATGACATTAAGAGGTAAGTTTTATCTCGACAAGTTTGAAAGTGGTCAAAACATTACGAATGTACCTCTAGGAGAGCAAAGGTTCTTGCGCTATGCGTTAGCAAGGGAATTGTTAAATTTTTTCCCTGGCGGAACCTGGACGGATAAAACGGAAGATGAATATCAGAAAATGGAAAATGAACGAATGAGTGGTAATGATATTGACCTGACATCACGACCTATTAATACGGTAGGACGTAAGAACGACAGATACAACGGATTAGGATTGCCCATTTTGGCCGGTTAATATGACAATCAAACGATATGACATAGGTGGTTTTTATAATAAATTGCGAGACAGTCAAATTGACAGCACGCGATCTATTAATTCATATCAATCTATGGATCCAATTACTCAGAAAAAAACAATCATCCCAGCATCCGGTCATAAATTTGCTAAAGATATTACGGCATCCGATGCACATCGAGCGGGTTTTGTAAGAGAAGACAAAGGATTTAGTTATATTGTTGTCGGAAATGAAGTTATAGAACTTAATACCATTTTGGCTGAAACTGTTTTAGGAACGATTGGAACGACTTCTGGATATGTTGGCGTTAGTTCTAATGAGAAAGAAGTTGTTTTTGTCGATGGAACAGCAGGGTGGCGATGGGATATTGCAGGGGCAACTTTTAGTCAGATATTTTTTGGCGGCCCTCCTTTTCCACAACCTGGGCCAGGCATAGGTATATTACCAGTTGATATTACCAATCTCAATAATTTTTTAATTGTCGTAGATCCAACAACCAATAAATGGCATGTATCACAACCCAATAGTGCAAAAGATTGGGCAACACTAGATAGTGTAGTTTTTACAGGTGCAGGCTCAATACTAGTAGGTTGTCGCGCTCTTCATGAGCGACTCTTTATATTCGGAAATCTAACGACTCAGGTATGGAGTAATCCAGTGGTGTTAGTTAATCCACCTGGCGTTGTGCCATTCCCCTTTATTAAAGATACCTCTATTTTGATAGAGCATGGGTTAGCAGCGAGAGGAAGTTTAAAAGAAGCTTTTGAACTAATGTTTTATATTTCGAATGATAGTAGTGGTGTAAGTGGCATTCAAATGATCGAAGGTACACTCCCTCAAAAGATAAGTACACCGGCAATGGATTTAGCATTACAAGAATTAACAACTATCGAAGATGCACAAGCGCTTCTTTACAAAGAAAATGGACTTATTTTTTATCAACTAAGTTTTTCAACCGACAATAAAACATTCGTTTATGTCTTTCCTGATACGACTCCACGACAAATGGGAAGTTGGCATGAATTACAAACGACTGCCGGTGATAGACATATTGCAAGCACCCATTTTTATTTTACTAGAAAGCATTATATTGGGAGCTATTTAGATCAAAGGCTTTATGAGCTTTCCTATTTGTTCAGCACTTATGATGGTGAGTTAATTAAGAATGTATTGTTTGGTCCATTGATTGAAACCGAAGGTCACAAGCGCATTCGAATAGATAGATTTGAAGTGGTGATGGTAACTGGATTAATAGATCCACCAGTTCCGGTAACCGATCCATCTCAACAACCTCAATTATTTTTGAGTCTTTCAAGAGATGGCGGGAAGACGTATGGGAACATTAGAAAAGTTTCAGTAGGCAATACATCAGACTTTCAAAAGCGAGTTATATTTAGAAGATTGGGAGTACTTAGAGGAAGAAATATAATTCCAAAAATTGAATTTTATAGCAAAATACCTCTTTATATTACAGGTATTGTTTTAACGTATCAGGATTTACCACAATGAGTTTTAGACGAATATCACCTATTTTTAGTCATGAGCCTATTGTTCAATCAGGTGGACAACTGAGCGACATTTTTAGGAAATGGTTTCAAACGTTCAGTGAAATTGCAAATGAATATTTTGTTTCAGTAAGGCTGGCGTCATCTCCGAATCAGCATGTAGCAGTTTTACAAAATTCAATTTTAACGACAGCCCAACGAGATGATATCGAGCCGACTGATTTGGATGAAGGGATGCAAATGTTCAATACGACAACGAAGAAACTACAAGTCTACGATGGTACAACATGGGTAGATTTACATTGAGGACATAAATTATGTTTAGTGCAGGTTACGGTGGTTCTCCGGCAACAGCAGGAGCAGCTGGCTCTCCGGCAACAGCAGGAGCAGGTGCCGGAGGCGGTGGCTTATCTCCTTATACGGGAGCGGGCAGTCAAGCTATTCAGCAATATTTGCAATCGATTATGGGGATGAAAGATCCAGCGGCTTGGATGAAAAATATCATGGGAGGTTATAGTCAATCTCCGTCAGCACAGATTCAACAAGAAGCAGCCATGAGATCGGCTAATCAAGCAGGAGCAGCTTCTGGAATGCTAGGAAGTGGTGCAGAGCAATCACAGATTGCAAGACAAGCTCAAGGTATTTCACAAGAAGATCAACAACGTTATCTTCAAAATATAATGGGTGTACAAGGTCAATTTTTAGGTGGATTAGGCGGTATATCGCAAATGGGTGAACAAGGCGTCATGGGTCAAATGCAACAACAAATGCAGCAGCAACAACTTGACGAGAAGCACCGTGAATTTGATGCATGGATAAAAGAAAAAGGACAATCAGGTATGTGGGGTAACATTGCAGGTGGTGTAGGGGCTGCTGCCGCTATGGCAGCTCATTTTTTACCTGCAGCAGCAGTATAAGGTGATATAAATGTTTAAAACACCAGGTTTAATAAGTAGCTTTGCTCAAGGGTTTAATATTCCCCAGCAATTTTTTCGTGAGCGTCAGCAAGAAAAGCTAGGAGAAGTTCAACGAAAGCAGGCTCAGCAAAATTTGATTAAGTCTCAGATAATGGAGAAATATATACCGCGCCAACAAGAAGCATTGTTGCAAGCGGCTGCAGATGTTCATAAAAAAACATTAATGGGATTAGATCCACAAAAATCGCGTGATGTTCATATGATTGCATTATCTAATATTTATAAAGCACTTCAACCCCGACAGCAAGGAGTCCAAACGGGATACGATCCACAAGGTCGCCCTACGTTAACGATGGGGGGAACGGGCGGTATTCCACAGACTCCCCCACCACAAGTATTGCAACAATATCTTGCAGGAGGAGGTGTAGCTTCGCAACCACCTGTCCCTACAGCACCACCAGGACAACCAACCCCATCATTATTACCTCAATCATTAATGGGTGCACAACAGGCCGTTCCACTAGGACAGCCTGGACAACCTATGCAACAAGGAGGCGCACCTTTTCAGCCGCCTCCAATAGCTCAAATGGGTGCTCAGCAGCCTACGCCTATAGCGGGTGCCGATCCCACAAAAACATTTAGTCAAAATATGATGACGGGAATGGGAAGGGGATCGCAAGGAAAACAATTTACAACACTAGAAGGTAAAACCTTCACACCTTATTCAAAAATCAATTTGGATTTATGGCAGGGCCAAAATGCTGCTATCGATAAATTAGTTCCTCTTTTGAAACAATTAAAGGAAACGATGAAAGGTAAAACTGCCCTGGGATTTGCTATTAACCCTGTAGCTAGAGCTAAGAAAGAAGATATTGCAAGTAAAGCAGTTGAAAAGATTTTAAAAGCTCAAGGTCTTACCTCTACAGAAAAAGGGATACAAGTGGCTTTAAATCAATTAGAACCTTTTGCCGGAGAACCAAATGACGCTTATTTAGAAAGATTACAAAATTCTATAAATGAATATGGGCGTCAACGCGATCAAAATCTCATCAAAATAAGACAAGCAGGCACACGTACAGGGAAAGAATCAGGACTGCCAAAAACGAAATATACTAAAAAGTGGACTTACGATCCTTCTACTCAAACTTTTAAGGGAGATTCGTAATGACGCAGTTAGTAACCATTCCGGATGTGGGTGATTTCGAGTTTCCTGATGGTATGAGTCAATCTGAAATGCAATCAGCCATACAATCTCATCTAGGGGGAACTCCATCGCAGCAAACTACACCAGCAACTAAACCTTCATTGGCTGGTAAAATAGGGCGTGCTGGCGCCGGTCTAGGATTAGGTGCGCTTCAAGGTGTTGCTCAACTTGGACATGGATTAGGTGAATTAGAAACGGGTGGTGTTAATAAATTAATGGCTTTATTAGGTCATCCTACTCACTTTCATGCACCAGAACCCGATGTATTTGCAGGCCCAGCAGCTCAGTTGAAAGGTGGGTTACCGGCTCGTATCGGGGAGACAGCAGGACAATTGGGAGGTATAGCAGCACTAGGAGGTGGTGTAGGAGGTGCAGCCAAGATGGCTGGCGCAGCTCCTTGGTTGGCTGAAAGTTTAGGTTTCGGTGCGGCGGGAGCAGCAACGACGCCTGGTGGTGCAGGAGAAAGAGCAATAGCCGGTGGTGTGGGTGCAGCATTACCAATTGCAGGACGCGGAGCAATAAAAACACTGCGCGCTTTTCTTCCCAAGCATTTATCGGTAACTAAATTAGCGCAATTGGTTACAAAGACTAAACAGGAACAGGAATCCCTTGGAGGTAATTTATATAAAGAATCTTTTAAAGGAACTCAAAATATAAAGCCACGATTAAGCGCGCCAACCGTTCAATCATTAGGAGATAGTCAATCCTTAGTGGCTACTCATGCAGATGTGAACAAAGCATTAAAAACATTTTACCAAAATCCCACTTTGGAAGGATTACATTTTCTAAAAAGTGATTTTGGTAAAATGACATCAAAACTAGATTCTAAAGAATTAAAGAGTGGACTTAGTCAGTCGGAAATAAATAAACGTTCATTATTAAATGAATCATCACAAAATATTCATGGTGATTTAGATCGAAATATGAGTAATGTTTCACCCGATGCTTACTCAAAATATTTAGGTGCACAAAAGCATTGGAGAGAGAATGTGGTGCCTTTCAACACTTATAATTCTGTGAAGAAGTTATTAGGAAAAGACCATGAAATCAGTCGTACTCTTTTTACTGATTTAGCTAAACGAGCGGATAGTGCTAAAAGATTAAGAGAATTAATGAATCTTGACAGAGGAGCGTTAGGAGGAAAAGGATTAAGAAGAGCAGCCGGTTTGGGGGTTCTTGGAGGATTGGGGATAGGTGGTCATCATTATTTGCACGCATTATTAGGAGGATATTAGAAAATGGCAGCTTCATTCATTACAGCACCAACGCCGCTATGGACACCTAATAATAGAATAGGGTTGCCTAATATCGATGGTTATATGTTGGCTTTTCAGAATAAAGATAGATCGCCTAAAGATGTTTATACCGATGCAACGGGAACTACGCCTTATTCTCAACCTATCTCTTTTCAAGCGGCGGCACAAAGGGGGCCTTTCTATTGGACGGTTAACGATCCAGCTCTTGATACCGATCCATATTATTTGGAGATTTATGATAAAGACGATAACTTGATACAGACTTTCGAGAACTTTCAACCTGCCGGAGAGGGGGGTGCTGGGCCAGTAACGGTCAATCAAGATTTCAATAATTTTATACCTAATCCTCAATTTAGGTTTTTTCCAAATTTATCAATAACTCCAGTTCAAACAAATCAAGAAGTGGCACATGGAGAATGGTTTTTTGTTAAAAATAATACATCTGCTACTGATGAAATACGATTTGATCGATTAGCTTTAGGAACTTCCGATCCTACCAATACGCCTGTTTATGAGTTTGTGTATGACTGTACCGGTGCTGGTAGTGGTGAATCAATAAAATATTTAGAAATTAGATTGAGAGATGTTAGATCGTTAGAAGGACAACAAGTTAATTTTAGTTTTGAAGGAATAAAGACGTCAGGTACAGGCGATTTGACATTAGAATCTGTACAATTCTTCGGAACGGGTGGATCTCCTTCTGCAACGGATATTTTAGTAATTTCAACTCCTACTTTAACGGGTGTTTATTCAAAATTTGATGTTACATTTATTGTTCCATCGGTAGGAGGTAAAACGCTTGGATCTAATAATGATGATTATTTATCTATTAGATTTAATTTTCCATTTGATGCGATATTAACTTATAAATTTACAAATATGCAATTGACATTAGGAACTGCTGTTTTTGAGTTTCAATATCGGTCAACTAATGAATCAGTCGGAGAAGTTATTCCACCTATTGAGCCTGGATTTAAAAATAGAGCCCTTCAAATTGGAGCGACTGGACTATTAAGTTGGGGAGTAGAAGTTCCGGTAGGATTTACAGGTATATGGTGGCTAGATACAGCGCCTCCTACGGGTTGGTTGAATTGTGAGGGACAATCTTTATTAGTTGCAACTTATCCGGAGTTACATGCTGTTATTGGTTATGTATATGGGGGCTCAGGACTTAATTTCAATCTACCTGATACAAGGGGATATTTTCCGCGTGGTGTTTCTGGGGCTTCTGGAAGAGATCCAGATGCAGCTACTAGAACACCAGTTCCTGGTGGTTCGAGCAATGGAGTGGGTTCAACACAGCAAGATGAAATTAAATCACATACGCATGGTTACCAGCATTTAGCAGGAGTTGGATCGGCAGCCGGAGGAGATGTGGCCGATCAAGACTTTAATTTTACAACCGATGCTACTGGCGGCGCAGAAACCCGTGCTAAAAATATTTATGTAAGATTTATTATTAAAGCACAATAAGAGGAAATGACATGGTAAGAACTAATACACAAGCAATTAATCCAGTAACTCGTACAGAACAATTGGGAATAATGGCAACTCGTGGTGGTACTATAGTTCTGGATGCCTTTTTTACAGAAGACGGTGAGACGACTCAAGAATTTTGTAAGATGATTATGGTTGGCGGTGCGGGAAAGGTGATTGTTGAAAATAGCGATGGGAAAGCATTATTTTTTGCCGGTAGTTTAGCGGGAGATTATATACCTGTGCTAGGTCGTAGGGTATTAACAGATCATACTTTTCCTGCTCCACTGGGATTACAAGCTACAACGGCAACACTATTATTCTGGTTAGGAGGTGTGTAATGAGAAGAATTGGATCGGCTTTAGCGGGATGGTTCTTTCTTTTTATGCACCGTCATGGTGGAACACCTCCGCCAGCGACAGGTTTTATCACGACAGAAAGCGGAAAGAGAATCACAACTGAAAGCGGAACTTTCATAACAACGGAGTAATGACATGGCAGAAGTTAAAATATCGGCACTACCCCCTGCGGCAACAGCTCTGTTAACAGACAAAGTACCGATTACCGATCCAACTGATTTAGCAGAAGCGCCATCCGGCACGACTAAATTTATGACGAATCAGCAAATTGTTGACATTGTTGGGTCTTCATTAACGCCAGAACAAGAACCACTTGTAGTTACAATAGATGGACAAACAGCATTTACATTATCTGCGACTCCCAGTGGTGTAGATGCAATTAGTACTTTTCTAAATGGACAATTTAGACCTCAGACAGATTATAGCTTTGTTGGAACAGCTTTCACGTGGGGAAATCCAGGAGGACTTACCTTAAAAACAACAGATACATTAATTGTTTGGTATAACTTCTCTAGTCCTGGTGGAGCTATAGCCTCTGTTTTTGGTAGAACGGGAATGGTTGTAGCTGTGGCCAGTGATTATGATGCTTCTCAAGTTGATAATGACTCAGGAGTTGCAGGTGCTTTCACATCCGATGCTCTCAATACATTAAATGCACAATCGGGCGTGACTTCTGTATTTGGACGAACAGGTGCAGTGTCAGCCGTTCTTAATGATTATGATGCCTCAGAAGTTAATAATGATTCAGGCGTTTCTGGTGCGAATGTAGCTCTTGCTTTAGATAATTTGGAAGCTGCAATTCCTATTTCATTTACAAAATGTTTTTTGCCAGATACAAATTCAAATGATGGAAATCATCGAATCCGAACTATTGGAGCAAGTGCAAATTTTAATTTAGAGTTTGCAGTTCCAAATGATTTTAATGCTTTAGTCTCTATTGAGGTAATTATTTCTCCTGCAGGAGGCGGTGGTGGAAGTGGAAAAGATTTAGATTTGTCATCTTCTTATGGAAATATTGGAGAAACCACTAATTTTCATTCAGAAACAGATACGACATCTACTTATGATTTTGGAACAGCAGGTGAATTTAAAGCAATTGATGTTTCGAGTGTATTTAGTTTGTTAAGTGCAAATGATATTTGTGGATTGAATTGGGATAACAATAGCGTTGGTGGAACCATTAACATATATGCTATCAAACTAATCTATACAAGGTAATTAATATGGCTGAATATATTTATGCAAGAGAGATAGATTCAACAGGTAAATATAATATTGACAATACATTATATCTTGACGGTTTATCGCAGATGATTCATTTAGGTACCGATATAAATAGCGCAATACCAGGTGTTGGATTTTGTATGAAATGCTCTGGATCTACTGTAACTATTACAACAGATATTGCTTTAGATTCAGCACAAGAAACCACGATGACGAATACCATTACAACTTATAAAGCTCAAACAGGAGCATAACCATGGCGAATGAATTAAGACCAGAACAGATGCTAGTTAGTACAGGAGTTGCAGATAATGATACTGTCACAACCAAAGGGTATGTAGACGATACACACTCAACATTAAATGCTAATCAAGAAATATTAACTATTACATCGGATGGACAGACTGCTTTTACATTAGGTCAAACACCTAGTGGCACATCAGCCTTTGGATTATTTTTAAATGGGCAACTTCGATCAAATCCGGCTGATTATACCTTTTCAGGAACAGCTTTGACTTGGAATGATCCGGGTGGATTAATACTTCTTACTACCGATGAATTAATAGCATGGTATGATTTTTCAGCAGCTGCGCCAGCTCTTTCTCTATTTGAAGCATCTGCCGGAACAAAGTCAGATGTCACGGGAGATGGAGCAACGGTTTATACGATTGTTTTTGATAATGAGATACAAGATATTGGAAGTAATTATGATAATACTACAGGAATTTTTACCGCCCCATTTACAGGAACCTATTTATTTAACACTCAAGTTACCTACAGTGATTTAGTGGCTCATAACTTCTTAGATTTATACTTTCAAACAACAAGCGAACTTCCGAGGATATGGAGAGGCGATCCATCTAACATTGTAACAGCAACAAGAGTTAGCTTAACAGGTAGTTTATTGACAAAACTTAATGCTGCAGATACTGTAAGAGTTAACACCTTAGCTGGCGGTAGTACACTTACTGTAGATATTGACGGGGCTTTCGATGTTAAATTTTCAGGGTATTTATTAATCAAACAATAGATTATAGGAAATTATTATGAGTAACATTAATGGGAAACAATTAGATGATGAATTAATTGTGACTGAGGGTATAGGTAATATTAATGATTTATCTACTAATCAACTTAATTTTTCTAAACCGTCAGGTATTTCAGCTATTGATCAATCTCAACTAGTAGATAATGCGTCAAGTGCGGATTCCGATCAATGGCAATCAGTTACTCAAGGAGTTACTGGATGTTTAGATAAAGTAACAATACAAAACAACTCCGGTCTTACTGCAACAAGCGTTATAGTCACAATATACGAAGGAATAGGAAGCGGTGGCGTTGTATTATCTCAAGAAACGGGTATAACAGCACCGCATAATACTTTAACTGATGTTATTTTAACTACAAAACCATTTTTAAAGAATACAGATACATTATCAATTGGAGTCTCAGGTACTAACTGGGCTTGGGCTATTAATACTGCTGGTGGCTATGGTGGCGGATCATTTAAGGGCGGCCCGAATGACGCTATATTTAAGACTTTTGTTGATACAGGATTTGGATCAAAGCTAACCAATACTGGAATCAATACAATAAATAATCAACCTTATTTTTTAGCGGATATGTCATCATTTCCAACAAATGTTACAGGGACTGGATTACCTTATACAGCAATATTTAATAATGAAATTACTGATAGGGATAATATTTATGACAATGCAACAGGAATAGTAACAGTTAAAACAGAAGGAATATATGATTTTGTATTCGGAGTACAATTAACTGATTTTGTTGGAACACCGACAAGAGCATTTGCACAGATACTCACTTCTAACTTCACATATCAACTCCAAGATTTAGAACCAACTGTTTGTGCATCAAATGGAAATCTATTTTTTCTAAATGGATCGATACCAGCTGAAATGGATATTGGAGATACATGTAAGGTAAATATAATTTTTGGCGGTGGAACATTGACAGTAGATATCAACCCTGCTTTTGTTCATTATTTTACAGGATGTTTAAAATTTTAATTTAGGAAAAAATTTATGTTAACTCAATCTGAAATAAAATGTTTAGAACACAATCTACTTGATTATAATGAGTGGGCTACCAATGCTGTTGATAAAGGTATTTTTAAAGATGTTGATACAGCTCTTAAATATAAGATAACCAAATGCAAACAAAGAATGCTTCATGAATACGAGTCGCGCAATGGTAAAGTTGACAATCAATTAACCGATGATGAAAAAGTATCATTATGTGTAAATGAAGATGGATATAAAAACAGAAGTGATAGAGAACCAACTATTATTTAGTATTTTTTTTTAACTTGGAGAAATATAATGACTGCAAAAAGAAAAGATTTTGAATTAGGTCGTGGAGAATATAACACGAATGCTGCGGATAATTCAATTGCCATTCATAAGTTTGGATCAACAGACGATGCGCTAGCCGTGATTGTTGTTAGTGCTTATTTTAATGATATATTCGCTAGTGAAATAGCTGTTAATAGCATTCGGAAAGGTGACATGATTGCTGTAACTGATTCTGCACAAGATGCACAACTTTATAAAATTACAGCAGTAACTCCAAATGTAACAATTGCCACTCTATAGTGAAGGTCATAGATTACATTTCTTTGCAGCGTGCTCTTATGCTTCATCCTTCTATAGAGCACGCAGCTATAGAGCTTTTAGTTAAAATTGCTGAAATCAATATTTTTGTTCGATTTACAAGCACATTTAGAACATGGCAAGAACAAGATTTCTTGTATGCCAAAGGTAGAAGTTCTACGGGGAACATTGTAACCCACGCAAAAGGAGGTGAGTCTTTCCATAACTATAGATTGGCACTAGATTTCTGTATTCTGCTTAAGGATGGGAAGAAAGCAAGCTGGGATATGGTGGCCGACAATAATCTTGATGGTTTGGCAGACTGGATGCAGATTGTTAAGATAGCTAAAAAATTGGGCTTTGAATGGAGTGGTGACTGGAAAGGTAAAAGATTGAGCAATGATTTCTCTCATTTCCAAATGATTCATGGATTAACATGGCAGGAATGCAAAAAGCGTTATGAGAATGGATTGTGCGATAAAAATGGTTATATATTCATAACATGATATAATAATTTATTAACAATAACGTTAATAAATCAGGGGAATATCATGAAAATATTAGTCAAATTATTGCTTGCTTCTTTATTGTTGTGCTCGTCTGTAGCTTTTGCGTCAGGTGAAACATCTGGTACAATTCAAACTTTTTTTAATGATCACATTAATGCACATACTCAAAATACGTTAGTAGTCACCTATGTTTATTTGTCATTAGATGGTCGTGATAGAACACCTCAAATGACTACGTCATGCCATCCCGATCAAGTTGCATTTATTCCACCAAAGAAAGGATATATGACGATGGTTGTATATGCATCAGTATACGGAAAATATATTAACAAAGGAAATGGGGTCTATGAAAATAATCTTGGAAATATATTCGGACAACTACAGCGTGCTGACTTTGAGTTTTCATTGGATGATCAGAATGATAAAATCATCGTTTGCGTAAGATAATACCTTTTAAGAATGGAGCAACTTGTGAATATTAAGAAAATAATACAATCAGTTGCTCCATTTATAGGAACTCTAATCGGGGGGCCGTTTACAGGAATAGCGACAACAATATTAGGCGAAATATTCTGTAATGATGAGAAAGCGTCTCTCTTAGAGATAGAGAAAGCTGTTTCAAAAGCTTCTCCCGAACAATTTATCAGACTAAGAGAAATTAGTGCGCAAAAAGAAAAGGACTTCTTAGAAGTCGGTCTTAATCTGGAAAAAATAGCGGCATTAGACAGAGATAGTGCACGAGACATGCAAAAGGTTACAAGAAGCTTTGTTCCCGCATTCCTTTCTATTACCGCACTTCTTGGTTTTTTGGCTACGATTGCCGCCTCAATCTATTTTCCTATTCCTGACGATTCTCAAGAAGCAGTAGGTATATTGATAGGAACGTTAGGAACATTAACAGGAATGGGTTTTAAGTTTTGGTTTGGCTCAACTTTTGAATTGAAAGCTAAAATCATACCTGCAAAATGATATTTACTAATAATTTCCTGAACCTTGATACGATGACTTATTGTCATTCGAATACTTATCAATAAGTGATATGAGTTTGATTTGTTCGCTTAATGTTTCATCAAAACCCTCAAAATCAAAAGCAATAAAATCTAGTGTTGGCCCCATAAATTTAACTCTAAATGATGAGCGACCATTGAATTTTTCTATATTAGTAATATACTTAATATAAGTTGGATTAATGTAATAATTTTTATATTTTATTAGTAGTTTCATTTTTATTCGTCTCTGGTTTGTTATTGTCATATTTAGGTTTATTAATACTTTCTAAGTCTTCAACTCTTTTTTTCAATTTTTCTTCTTCGGTTGGGATTTCTTCGAAATTTATTTTGATGTTATATTTTTTCTTCGACTTAGTAACAAAGCTGGCTTGTGGATTGACACCTCCAAATTTATCTAAACAAACATTAGTTCCAAATTTATTTTTTCCAATATAAATACCTAGGTATTCGTCGAAGGGCCTCATGCTCCCCCCCGCCACAACATCACCTAGTTTTAATCCATCACGCGGTTCATCTAGTTTAGCAATCTTCTTTTCAAGACATTTCAATTCAACTTCACTACGAATTATTTTTTTTATTGATTTCCAAAACAATACGTAGGCAATCAACAAAACTGTTGTACTTGAAATAAATTGAGCAATAAATTCTATCATTTTAAGTCTACCTCTATGTTTATATGTTTAGCTATCTTGTCTAAATTTTCGTGGATTTCTTTAATCATTTTCATCATGTGATTAAAAAGCCAAGACTCTTTTGGGACATAATGCCCATCTAAATCCATCTGAGCTTTTAATTCATTCCAATAAAATTCTGTTTTGTTAAATTCATTTTTTTTAAAATCAAGTATGGGTATGGTTTTATCATTCATTTTATCTTCACCTCTTAATTAATTGTTTTCATACGCCTTGGTTTTTGTCCAGTCACTATCTCGTATTGTCTGTCCTGTCTCCATTGATTATCAGCTTGTGCTCGTTCTGCCAATTTTATAGTACTTTCATCTATTTTTGTTTTCTCTTTTTCTTTTTCTGTTTTTTCTCTTCCCCACCCATACCCAATCCACAAGCAGGCAAATCCATAAACAAAGTAAACGACACCGGTTACTATAAATTCTATCATTTTTTTAAATTCCTTAGTATTGAAATGCAATCAAATCTTTTTGGGATTATCTTTCCATCTCTTTCGGTTGGACGAATGATACATTCGAGTTGCCACGTTCCATCATACGGATTTATACTAATATCATTATCATATAAAAAAGATAGAATTTGATGGAATAAATCGGGAATAATTTTTTGTATTTCGTTATGAATTTCAATAGATGGTCTTTCGGATTTATTATAATTATTTTCTTTAATTTCTATTTCTGCACCGACATAATGATAGGGGCATCTATCTTTTGTTGGATTAGATTTTTTTAATATTTTTAACAGTTTTTCTATATCAATTTTATTCATTTTATTTTTACCAAAGTAGAGACAACTCTATTATCACAACCCAAAACCAGTATAGCACGCAGCTACATTAAATCAAGAAATCATTTTAAATACTCCTCCAAAATTTCTCTAGCCTCATCCCAACCATAGCAGACAGCTACTTTATGCCCCCATCCATCCATCAAATCTAGCCATAGACGTTGATGATTCGTTAATCTGCCTCCCTTCCTTCGTTTAAGCTCAATCCAGAGGCCGTGGTAGCCTTTTGAAGGATAAGGCAGGTGTAAGTCAGATACACCTGCCAAAACCCCCGTACGCTTCAATTTAGCCGCCTCAGCCAAATTTCTATTGCCTCCATTAGGAATAGCATATAATCCCTCTCTTAAGATAGGATGTAATCGCGCCCATTGGATAAGAGAGGCTTGTTCTTGGTCTTCTGTAGGAACGAGTAAAGTAATTGTTTTCTTCCTATAATGATCGGCTAATGAAAGCTACAAGAGCTATTAATAGCAATACTGTAATAACTGCAAAGGGTATCCATATCGGCGCTAACACCCACAACCAAGGCCATTGAATCACATGTGTTAATTTTAACAAAGTATAGACAATGCTAAGTATTCCACAAAATGCAATCCCTGTATTGATAGCAGATAGATCGTTCATTGGTATTCCCTAAAAAGGTATGTCATCATCAAGCATGGGTGAAACTGGAGATTTTGGAGCAGTCGGTGCTTCTTTAAATTGCGACCCACTAAATTGATCGTCTTTTGGTTTAACAAAATAAGCCCATGATGCTCTTTTTTCACCTTGATATTCTTCATGTTTTATTTGACCCATTCCTTTTTTACCTACCCAGCGATCAATATCAACATGACCCGCCTTAACCATTTCACTTGTTTTAGTAGCACTTCCTATTCGTGCTACGCGCCATTCAACATTCATCGGTAACGATATCACCATATATCCTTCTTTGTTTTTGCTATCCATAACTTTCCAAGTTATTTTTGTAATAATATTATTGT